ACAAAGCAGAGGCGGAGTATTACGCCCAAGCCGGTAATGCGCACTACGAAGGCATATACTGGCACTGGGTCGAGCCGTGTGGTGAAGACATATGAACATCCTCACACTGGACTTCGAGTCGTTTTTTGACCAAGAGTACAGCTTGGACAAGATGACGACTGAGGAGTACGTGCGCGATCCCCGGTTTGAAGTGCACATGTGCGCCGTACGCGATGGGCAAACCGGGACTGTCGAATGGTACACTCGTGCAGAGTTTGAGCAGCTAATGGGGATATGGCGGGCGGGGGGAGTCGTGAGCGACAAAGCCATTCTTGCGCACCATGCGCAGTTCGATGGCTTGATACTCTCACATCACTATGGCATAAAGCCCGCGATGTGGTTCGACACACTGTCGATGGCGCGTGCCGTGCTCGGTCCCCACATTCCCAAAGGGCTGGGGGCGCTTGCAGAGCATTTCGGATTGGGGGCTAAGAATGTGCCGTATGAGCTATTTAAGGGAAAACATTGGTATGAATTGGCTGCGGCTACGCAGCAGACAGTGGCCGCAGGATGCTGCCACGATGTGGAACTCACTTGGCATTTATTTTGTATCCTTTCGCAAGGGTTCCCAACCTCCGAATTTGCCCTCATCGACGAGACCGTGCGCTTGTTCACAGAGCCTGTACTGGTGGGTGCTGCCGACCGGTTGGATCGAGTCTATAAAGAGGAAAGAGACACCAAAGACAAACTGCTAGCCGAGTTAGGCGTGACGACGCAGCAGCTGCGGCAGAACGGGGCGTTTATCCGGCTCTTGGAAGCTGAAGGTGTCGAGGTTGAGTGGAAGCCGGGAAAGAATAAAGAAAACCCGTGCTTTGCTAAAACAGACGAGTTCATGCGCGAGCTCGTGGATGACGAGAACCCGCGCGTGGCTGCACTGGCGCAGGCCCGGCTCGATGCGGCAAGCAATCTCACGCTGACTCGCACACAGCGCTTGCGGGGCATGACGGAAAGAGGAAAGCTATGTGTGTACTTAAATTATTCTGGCGCGCATACGAAACGATGGAGCGGCGGCGACAAGATGAATTGGCAGAATTTTCGGCGCGGTGCTGCACTTGGATCAGGAATAGGTGTGGAGGCGGGGTGTGTTATTGTGACCCGCGACGCTTCACAGATAGAATGCCGCATGCTCAACCGGACGGCAGGTCAGTGGGATGTGATTGATAAGTTTTTCAGGAAGGAAGACCCCTACATCGGGATTGCCGGCCATTTCTATGGACATGAAGTCTACAAGCCAAAGCAGGGAGACCCGCGCTATGAGGAGATGGAGACTAAGCGAGGCACTGGCAAGCAGTTGGAATTATCGTGTGGTTATGGTGCTGGAGGTCCTTCTATCGTTGCAACGGCACGGCGTGGCACGTACGGTCCTCCTGTTTACCTTACGGAGGATCAGGGGTTAGCCGCGCGTGATCTCTACCGTTCGACGCATCAATGGGTGGTAGCCCTATGGAACAGTGCTAGTCTCGCCTTGGAAGCCATGGCGCGCGGGGAGACGTTTGAATGGCTGCGGTGTCGAGTGGAGGACAAGCGGCTTTACTTGCCTAACGGCCTGTGGCTGGACTACTCGACACTGCACAAGGATGAGCAGGGAGAGTGGAAAGTGGCCACGCGTAATGGCGAAGCGAAGATGTACGGCCCCAAGCTGGTGGAGAATTACATCCAAGCCATTGCCCGTGTACACCTGGGCAATGCGTGGCTGGCATGTCGGCAAGCTGGGCTGCGCGTAGTGTCCAGTGAGCATGACAAGCTCATTTGTGTGTGTCGGGAGAGTGAAGCGGAAGCGGTGGCTGCCTTTCTTCATGCTGAGCTGTGTCGGCCTCCCTCATGGATGCCGGACGTTCCCCTGGACTCGGAAGGGTACATCAGTCACACCTATGCGAAAGAGAACTAACATGTCTTTAACAGGGCCAATGCTTATTTATTACGATTCGCTTATGCAAACAGCAAAAGAGTACCCTGAAAAGGAACGCTGGCCGCTTATTATGCTGGGGGCTCTTGCCCCTGCCGCTGCAACTATCATAGGTACAGCAGCCACACTTGAAGATGCGTTGCAACTTGCAAAAGGGGTGCAGCCGATGTTTGAATTTCTTATTAAAGAAAAATTTGCTGCGTGGAAAAAACCTCCTGGAGTGATGCAATGACCTTCATCCCTAGCTACACATTCTACAATGATTTCGACAACTGCCCGCACAAAGCGTGGCGCAAGCACATCAAGCGCGATCTGCCCTACGAGGAGAAGTCGGAGGCGCAGCACAAGGGCACGCGCATGCACGTCGCCATGGAGAACGCCATAGGCAAGGATATGCCATTGCCCGAAGAATGGCAATCGGCGCGAGCGCTTGTGGACATGTTTCGGGGGATGCCCGACACCTACCCGCTCCATGTCGAGTACAAGCTTGCTATGATGATGGATGGACCGTGCGCTTATGATGCGAAAGCTGCGTGGTTTCGGGGAAAGCTGGACGTGGTTTGCATGACGCCAAACAGTGGCGCATGGATCATCGATTGGAAAACGGGCAAGGTTCGCGAGGAACGGCTCGAATTGGAGTGTCAAGCGCTCCTGTTGAAAACGAACCATCCAAGCCTCAACCCAATCGTCGGGGAATACTACTGGTTCACGGAGGGTCGCCCTGGCCAAAGGTATACTTTTGACCCTGCCTCTACTTTTATTAAATTGCGCAACAGGTGGGTGCAGATGAAGCGATATGAGGAGCGGCAGGACTTTCCTAAGCGCCCCAATCCACTCTGTGGTTACTGCCCTGTGAAAGACTGTGAGTTTAATACGGTGGGAAAATGAACAAGCAACGCATGCTTCGCGTAATTTTAAGTGGTGGATATTCCGATTCCATGATCGGAGAAGATTTTGACATGCATATAGCCGCAAGTCATTTGATGGAGAACGGTTATCTTATCATAGCTAATGGGGAAGGGTACTTCCCTGCCTCCGAGATCAAGGCGATGTTTATCTACCAAACTGCCGACCCGCCACAGCAGAGTGGTGATCCCAACATCATCATCTTTCCGAAGCCAGCCGCATGAAAACCTTCAAACATCCCCGGACCGAGAGAAAGCTGAAAGTCGAAGTAATGTCTATGCTCAATGAGCACGGCGCATGGACCTTCATGCCCGTACCGACAGGGATGCAGATGGCTACGCTCGACTTTCTAGGCTGCTACAAAGGTCGATTCTTTGCGATCGAGACTAAGCGGCCAGGTGAAATTCCAACCGCACGGCAGACGCAGTGCATGCAGCAGATCAAGGACGCGGGCGGGTTCTCGTGTTGGGGTGACAACATCGATCATATCCGCACGTTTTTTACTTTGTGGGCTTCGACGCTATGACCTTCTGGTACGACAAGCCCAGCAACATGCTGGTCTACCCCAACCTGCCTATGCAAACGCAGGACTTTGCGCTGAAATACGCGGACGCGATCCAAATCACGAGACCCAACAGCCACTCATTCGGAGATATCGCCGTCGAGGCTACACTGGAGAATATGCAGAAGCTTAGGCTTCTGCGGCTTCCTGTACTGCCTCCGGTGACAGACGAGAATTATGACTGGCCGATCCGCGCGCCTTACTACCCGCGTGAGCACCAGCGGGTTATGACCAACTTCATGGTGCTACATCCGAGGTCATTCAATCTGTCCGACATGGGCACCATGAAGACCTTAGCCGCACTGTGGGCTGCCGAGGTCATCATGAAGCGTAACCCTGGCCAGAAGGCTTTGATCGTTTGCCCGCTCTCTATCATGCGTCGCGTGTGGGCTGACGCACTGTTCACGCACTTCATGGGCCGGCGCAAGTGCAAGATCGTCCATGGCACGTCCGATGCGCGCATGCGAGCTCTGGATACCGACGTGGACTTCTACATCATCAACCATGATGGACTCTGTGTAGGAATTGAATATGACACGAAAAACAGGATCATTCTCAAAGAACACACGGTCCCGTACGCGATCAAGAACCGTCAAGATATCAATATCATCATTGTTGACGAAGCTTCAGCCTTTCGCAACGGCTCTTCTCGACGTTCAAGAGTCGCTAGAGCAATTTTCCAAGACAAACCCTATTTGTGGCCCCTCACTGGAACCCCCACTTCAAATGGTCCACTCGACGCGCATGGCCTTGCCCGCCTTGTCAATGGGGCTTTTGGCGAACCCTACACGTCATACAAAAGACGGGTGATGGTGCAAGTCACCAACTTCAAATGGGCGCCGCGTCCTGGCGCTCACATCGAGGCGCACAAGCTTCTGCAGCCATCAATCCGGTTCCAGATGCGCGACTGCACCGACGTGCCCCCCTGCACGGAGGAGACACGAGATGTGGCTCTTAGCGATGAACAAAAAGAAAAGTACAATGAGTTGAAGCGGGACCTAGTCCTTGATCTCGGACAAAATAAAAAGCTTACCGTCGCGCACGAAGCCGCGTTGCGCTTAAAACTAATTCAGATCAGTTGCGGCGCGCTGTACGACCATGATCATGTGGTGCACTTCATCGACTGCAAGCCGCGCATTGCAGAATTGAAAGCTGTACTGGACGAAGCTCCGACAAAAGTGATCGTATTTGCACCCTTGACAAGTGTGGTGCATATGCTGTATGAGAAATGCTTGGAGTGGAACAAGAACAATGAAAGATTCTCATGTGAGTTTATTACCGGAGTCGATTTCCCGAACCCCAAAGATAGAGATGATATTTTTAGACGCTTCCAATCCGAAGGAAGCGCACCGAATATACTCATTGGCGACCCCGGCACCATGCACCATGGGCTCAACCTCTTTGCTGCGTCTGTCGTGGTCTGGTACGGTCCTACAGATAGAACTGAAGTCTACTTGCAAGCCAATCGACGCATTGATCGCCCAGGACAGCAGGTACATACAACGATTGTACGACTTGCTTCTACCCCTGTTGAGCGGGAAATCTACCGGCGTCTGAGCGCCAACCAGAACATGCAGGGGTTGATTTTAGGGCTCGCAAAAGAGGGGGATGGAAATGGCAACACCTGATGGTCGAGATGATAAGTCGCAAGTGCCCTACACCATGGAGGAGCTTATTAGGCAGTACCGCATGCTTGAGGCCGATGAAAAAGAGTTGGTAAAAGAGCAAGCCGAAGCCTTGCGTCCTTATGTCGAGGGGAAAATGTTCATCAAAAACTTTATCCTGCACATATTGGACCAGCAAGGTGAAAAGAGCGTCAATACGAGTGCCGGCACTGCCTACATCAGTAGCGGTCCAAAACCCAAGGTTGATAACCGCGATGTTTTACTGGAACATGTACGGGAACACGATGCTTGGGACATGCTGGACATCGGAGTGCTTCTCAACCCCGTAAAAGACTTTCTTGACAAGTCGGGAGGTGAACCGCCTCCCGGTGTGACGATCGAGTATTGGCGCAGGTGCAACATAAGGAAATGACATCCATGAACGCACAAGCAGGACTACCGGAAGTGCTGGTAAACCGTCAGCGTCGAGTTTCAGTTAGTGAAGATGCTACACAAGGGCTAGGCATTTCCCGTGGGGCGCACTGCTCCATCCGGGCCGCCCGGTTCCGACTGATCGATGCCAACGGAGTCGAGACACTTGTTCCAAATCTTCACCTGGACGTGGTGATTATTCGGGCCAACCCGAAGACGAGCAAGCTTTATTTTGCCGCGGGATCTTATGATCCTAACTCAACCGACCCCCCGGCTTGCTACAGTGATAATGGGATCGGCCCCAGCTCAAATGCGCTGCAACCGCAGCACCCAACGTGTGGGCCGTGCCCGCACAACCAGATGAATAGTAAAATCAACCCGCAGACAGGTAAGGGTTCCAAGGCGTGTTCGGACCGCAAGAAAATTGCGTTCATCATCCCCGGAGACCCCGCGGTAAACGTGTACGAGCTTCAGGTTCCGCCAGACTCGTTGGGCAATTTGAAGTCCTATTCGGCTTTCCTATCCCAACAGGCGACGGGCGGGCAGCGCAAGGTGGACATCGGAGATATGGTCACACGTCTGTCGTTTGATGAAAAAGCCTCGCACCCCCGTCTCAAATTTGAGCCCGTGGGCTGGGCCGACGACACTCACACTTTGCAGATGATCGATTACATCTACGAGGGTGGGCTCGACCGCGCAGCAGTGGGGCTTGATGACCAGCCGGCCGACCCGGAAATCGTTCGTCAGTCGATCGGTCTGCGATCGCAGCATGCGCAGCTCGCGCCGCAGCGGGCCGACCCGCAGTTCCAGTTGCCACTGCGACAGGAAGGTGGAAATGGCTCAGGCATTGGTGGGACTATGATGCCTCTTATGGTTCCGGCACCACAGTTCCAGCCGCAGCCGCAGCCGCAGCCGCAGCCGCAGCCGCAGCCGCAGCCGCAGCCGCAGCCGCAGCCGCAGCCGCAGCCGCAGCCGCAGCCGCAGCCGCAGCCGCAGCAGCCTAAGCGACTTGGCCGCCCAAAGAAGCAGCCTGAGCAGCCTGCTGTCCCGTCCGCTCCCCCGGCACCCCAGTTCTCTCCTCCCACACCAGCAACGCCCGTAGCCGCAGCTCCGGGCATGCCTGACATCCCCGAGTTCCTGAGACGGCCGGCTGTACCTACAGCCCCCCCTGTGCCCCCGGCGCAGCCGGCCCAGCCCCAGCCATCCGTAGCACCTCAGTACGGAATGGCTGGGGCGCCTCCTCTACCTCAGCAGGTCGCGGAAGCTCTGCAAGCCGCAATGCGCATGCCGCCACGTCGGTAATCTTGGTTCCGTCTTGTCCGTGTCATTCAGCCAGCCAGGGCAGGGGCAGGTTGCTCCCAGAAAGGTGTCCTCCGGGGGCAAGACGGTTCATGGGTTCCGGTCAAGGATGCCAACCTGCCCATTAAAAAGGAAAATAAACCTATGAAGCAACTTTCTTTCTCCGACCGCATGCGCAAGGCGCTTGTTGCGGCTGAGATGTCCGTGTCGAACGCCGCTTTGTGGTTCGAACGCACGCGGCCCACTGTGGCAAGCTGGGCTACTCGAGAACCGCGCCTTGACCCCCGAGGACTTCGCGCCCGGTGGCGCCTTGCCTTGCTGGAACGTGCGATCCGTGATCGGATGGGCTTCCCCATCCCGCCCCAAATGAATGACAAACAACGGGCGAAGCACGTCATGGAGAGGCTCAATGCATTACGACGACACGAGGCCCAGCCCGGAGGAGTTGACACGCCAGTTCGCAGAGTTCCAAAGGCTACAAGCAAACGTGCAGCCAATGGAGCAGGTCGAAGCAAACGCACTGCAAAACGTGGAAAAGTGGTCAAAAAAGCTGGACGAATCAGAGCTAAGTCCGCACGATCTAGACCACCTGTACCAGCTCGCGGTCGTGCAACTGCAAAGGCTGTTGGCGATCGACATCGCCCCAACGGACCCAAAGTACGCCATTCACAACCGAAACCTAAACGCATCGATCAACATCTTGTTGACGTTCCTGTCGCGGCAGAAGAAGCCGCCCATTGATCGTCTCCCCGAGCTTCTGAAGCTGATCGATGACAACGAAGCGGAGTTAAGAGCCCGCTTCGGGGTTCGCGCGGCATAACACTATGGACGACAGGATGCTGCAGGCTGCGCTGCATCTGGCACGCATCGGCGCGCACGTCCTGCCGCTGTGGTGGACGGTTAAAGGTGGTTGCGCGTGTGGCAACCCCATGTGCCAGTCATCGGGGAAGCACCCGATTGCCGCGCTTGTTCCGCACGGAGTCAAGAATGCTACAGGTGACCCGCAAACGATTACTGAATGGTGGACTCAATATCCTCACGCCAACATTGGTGTTGCGTGCGGTCGAGTATCAGGGATCATTGTGCTCGATGTTGATGGCCAAAAGGGATGGGACGCGCTACAGTGGATACTCAACCTTCATAATGCCACGCTCGAAAGTGAATGGTTTGTCGAGACCGGGCGAGAACAAGGCAGGCACTTCTATTTCGAGTACCCCGCGCAAGGTGTCGTCCCTACGCATAAAATAGAGGGCTTAGAGCTTCGATCCGATGGTGCTTATGTTGTCGCCCCGCCGTCGCTTCACACATCTGGCAAAGTCTACCAGTGGCGGCACGTCACTAAATCTCTCCCTGAACTCCCTATCGCACTGCTTGATTTCGCCATACGCAAACTAAAACCGTCCAATCCGCAGCCGGCCATCGCGACACGCTCAGGTGTCAACGAAGCCATACTGGCGCCCGATACGGCAAGAGCGCCTCCCGCTTGGAGCGAGGACGAAGAAAACAAAATCATCGAGTGGCTCAAGTGTATACCTCCTGATGATCGAGACGTGTGGCTCAAAGTAGGGGCTGGTTTGCACTGGACGGGGTGGGGTGCTAGAGCTCGTGAGATATGGGATGCGTGGTCGAGATCATCGAGCAAGTTCGATCCTGCAGGTCAACAGAAAGCTTGGGATTCGTTCTCACGTCCCTATCCTGGTCCTAAGATCACTCTGGGGACAATCCGTTATCTGGCTGACGTGCATGGCTACAAATCTCCTGTTAACGACGCAATAGGACAGGTGAACGAACGCTTCTTCATGATTCGAAACATGGGCGGAAAGTGCCTCGTTGGAGAGTTCATTCCTAACCAGATCGGGACCGGGAAGCAATTGGAACTTTACACCCCGGACAATTTCAAGACGTGGTTTTCCAATCAGCACATGAAAGTAGGCGATAAGATTTACCCATTAGGCGCCGCGTGGGTATTGAGCAAAGAGCGCCGGCAATATGAGACGGTCATTCTCGACCCCGCCAAGCCGGAAGTGACGGATAAAAACGAGTTGAATTTGTGGCGCGGGTTTGGAACGAAACCCAAGCAAGGTGAGTGGAAGCATGTCCAAGACCACATCTTTCACGTTCTGGCAGATCAGGATCACAAAGCTTATGAATACATTCTCCGCTGGACCGCTTGGAGCATTCAGAATCCTGGGATCATGCCTGAGGTCGCGCTTGTATTTAGGGGTGGGAAGGGAGCTGGAAAGGGATTTTTTGCCAACGCAATTGCCCGCGTATTTGGTGAGCACGCACTACACATTTTTTCGCAGAGCCACCTTACAGGAAATTTCAATGGCCACTTACGTTCCTGTCTACTCCTATACGTGGATGAAGCTTTTTGGGCCGGAGACAAAAAAGGCGAGAGCGTACTCAAAGGACTCATTACAGAAAACGTTCTCATGGTAGAGAAGAAAGGCATAGATGCCGTGCAATGGCTCAATCGCCTGCACATCATCATGACCGCAAATTCGCAGTGGGTCGTACCCGCGACCGTTGATGAACGTAGGTTCGCCATGTTCAACGTCAATGATTATTACGCCAAACGGCCCAAAGAGCGCGTGCCTTATTTCAATGACTTGCACCACGAGCTGGGCAACGGCGGGCTCCCGGCGATGCTATATGACCTGCAGAACTGGAACTTGCAAGACTGGCACCCCCGACAGGTCTATGAGACTGCCGCGCTGTTCGAACAAAAACGTCGGAGTATGGATGCGGTTGAGCAATGGTTCGATGCGCTCTTGGAGGAGGGTGTATTGCCCGGCTTCAAGCTACCCGGCACACTTAATCTCCCGACCACCAAGGCGTTGCTGGACGACTTTCGTGAGCGTGCGCCAAGTGGAGCTAAGTACCTAGCGGGAGAGAAGATCGTCGGGGATTTCCTCCGTACGCTCGACTGTGAGCCCGTGCGCATCAAAGGGTTCCGCTCTTGGCAACTACGTCCGCTACCACAACTCCGACAAATTTGGATGAATAGGTACGGCTATCGAGACTGGGACATGAAGGAGGACTGGGGATGATCGAATTTACAGAGCGTGAATGCGTCCTTTTGCGGCAGTATCAAAGGGCGTGTGAGGGGGAGGACCTGGGAGGGGACGGGTTTACGGCAGAAGCAATCGCGGCTGCGAATGAAAAAATAGCTCGTGGCTGTGTTCAGTTTTGTCCGCTGTGTAAGGGGTGGGGGTGGTTTTGGAATGATGATAAGAAAGAGGCAGAAAGATGCCCTAAACACTTAGAATTTGGAGGTATATGATGTTACGTCAAATTCGTATATGGAACATACAAAACGGGTTCGTAGTAACCTATGCAATATGGGCTGCTGCCATCGTTATTACGCTGCGGCTAATATTCTAGTCCCTTAGCGTACCCATGTGCATGCAACAGGGGAAGCTGCTTTTTCAATCGACGTCCAATGTCGGTCCTGTACATCGGGGAGTTGGGAAGATGGATCGCTTTCAGGCGCTTGTAACAAAGGTCGCTCGCGGCCTTGACCGTTTCGCCGGTCGCCGTCATGACGAGAACATAATCCCCGGCTGTCACCACGCTTGGAATTTCGGCGATGCTTTCCTTGACTTTATGCGGCGCCACCCCGAACTTGCACTCGCAAAGGTGCGTATAGGAAGGATCAATAGGCCCATAGATGGGTACCCCGACAACCTCTTTCCGGGTAACGTGCGAATACGGGTAATCTGGCATACTGACGACTACCCCTTGGCATACCTTATCACACGAGAAAACACCGGCGTCACTACCGTCGTGGAGCTGTAGAAGCCACTCGGCGGGGTCTCCGTCATGTAGAGGTTGTTGAATGTTGAACGTAGGCCATCCAGGCCGCATAGTGAATTCTAGGGGCCAGGGAATGCCATGGTCATCGAGGATGCAGTTGACATCGACATACCCGACGTAACGCTCTTTGCTGAGTTGCGTTTCGAGAGGGACAAGGACTTTAGATGCGAGTTTCGAATTTCGCACGTACCGGAGAACTGTGCCCTGTTCTCCAGTGGCAACGCCCTTGTCGTCGTTCATCAGCTTCTTGAATTCAAAGTTCTCGCACCATCCGAGATTGAAACCGTGTGGGCCGAACCATCCACCCACTGCCATTTCGATTCCGGGGATAAATTCTTGGAGAATGAACGGAAACTTGATCTTTCCAAGTTTCTTCCACCGGGCAAGCATATAAAGCATGTCTTCGGCCGATTTCGCGCAGTACGAGAGAGATTTGTCTTCGACTTCCCCGCTAGGCTTGGATACGAGAGGGGCATCCCGCTTCTTGACGTAGGCCACTGCTTCATCGTAGCCACGAAATTCCTTGTATGGTGGGATGGCGACACCGCCTTTCTTGAAGACATTCATACCGACGTTACGGTCGATCTCCCAAGCGGCAGTGGCGATCGAAGCCCCGACGATCTTGACTCCCTCCGATCGCCATCTCGTGTCGAGATCGTACGTGTAGCGCGTATTGTCGGTCATAAAGACAAGATTGGCCCAGCGCATCCAGGGCCGATAGTCATCCACGACGTTGACTAGCCCGCGGCCGATGTGCTTTGTCTTCTCTGTCTGTCGGATCATCAGGCGCACGTCATGCCCCGCCCGCTGAGCCCGCATGGCGAAGTCGAGGCCGTTGCCTTGGGGATCAACGATCAGGAGTCTCACGGGTACTCCTTATCTATTTCACTTTTAATAAAACCCCTCCCCATACGAAGCATGTTTATCTCTCTTCTCATTTCTGATATCAAAGTAGCGTGGCTATTAAGTAACGCACGATCGGATATCTGTTTAATTTGGACTTCCGCCAAGCGGTCAATAGTAGTTTTCATTTCTTCTATCTTTTCTGTCTGCCGAGAACCGAGGGATTCGAACTTTTCCATTGTTCGACCCACCTTGAAAACAACTACCGCACCTGTGCCAAATATTGCGATGATTTCAAGTGCTTTAAGAATATCTCCGATGTCGCTTGTATTTATTCCCATCCTTCTGAATACCCCTTCGACCAGGGCCTCATGGTAAAGGGAGGGCGCTATTGAGCACCCCCGTGTCACTGTCGATCGTCGCGTGCTGCTGCCCAATCGTCACATTGAGTGCTTGAAGTGCCGTAACGGCCGCGACTACCTCCGGATCATTCGGATTGGCCGCTTTCAAGGCCGCTACAACGGTAGGCACGACGTTGTGCAGTGCCGTCACTCTGGCATTGAGCGTCCCGACCGTAGCGCTGAGAGCTGTAACGGCCACTTTCAGATCGGTTGATGCAGTCATACACAGCCACCCGGGAGGCTTGGGCTCTTGCCACGGACCATCATGGCCGAAGCGGCGAAGACGGTGCCACAGTCTTCGCCACCAATTCATAGCTGCTTATTTTCTGTAAGCAGCTTGTAGATGCCGTAAATGAGATGCCACGGCTTCAGATACCATGGCACTTTTTTCGGCTGCTCACCAGCAGACATACTTGCCAACTTTCCTGCTCCACCCGCAATTCGACGGTGCTTTCTTTTCAGGAAGCGGCGTGACGACGACGGGAGCAGAGCAAATAAGGCTCTGTCCAAAGATGTGACAAGTCGGAGGGCCCGGAGGCTTGGTCGGGATCGGACAGCCCCAGACATCATCCGCCAACTTCTGGCAGTCGGTGTCGTCGGCTTGCGCGAAAGCCGGCACGCTGAGGGCCGACAAGGCGATGAAAGCAAAAAGGATCGTTCTCATGGCTTCCTCACATGTTTGGCCACGACTTCATCGACGGCCTGTTTCAGAGCAGCGTCGTGGTTGACAGGCATTGCACTCATCATGCCGTGCGCCGGAGTTGACGTTTTCTGCGCAAACAGCGCTTCAATCTCCCTGATAAGCTCCTGAATCGCAGGATTGCTGAACAGTTGGATAACGATGTTGAGCCAGTTCATTAGCAGTCTCCTTTATTTCACTAGAGAAGCCGCCGACGATGGGGTTATCGTCGTCGTCGAATACGTCTTGAAATACCAAGTTATGAGGCTTTGCACCAGCTGAATTACGATGGGGCCAAGCGCGGCGTATTGCGGGGGAAGCATGCTGAAAGCCCAGGTTGTCAGGGACAATCCGCTACCGATTACTTGCGTCCAGTTGATCTTCGAAGTCCACGCGGAAGCGACGGGGACGGCCACGACGGGTGGGACGGTTACCATTTTCAGCTCCTTTGTCGATCCAAGCTCTCATAGCTACGGTAGGCAATCCTTTTCACAATTTTCGTCCCGTACACCACCGCCAGCGCGGGCGGTTTTTCCAAGCGTACCACAGCAGGTATCGTTGTGCCATCACTCCTCATACAAAGCCGTTGCCGCTCCGCGCCCGGCTTTTCGCATGAGTTCGTACCAGTCCGGCCCGCCTGTTTTCATAGCCTTTTCTTTTAGCATCTTTTGCACCCCCGGACGATTTACAGTACGCCCCATGGGGCCAGCAGCCAAAGCGCCCCCTGCTGCCAATTTTGCAGCTAGCCACGGATTTCCCGTTGCAAGATAACCCGCACCGCCCGCCACTGCTCCTGGGATGCTCCAAGGGGCAGAATGCTCAAAAGGCGTTTCTTGCCGGTATCGGCTGATAACAGCCGACGCATCTCTAACAAGCGGTCCGAGATCGTGCGTATCCTTGGCGTATCGGTGCTTATTAGCCTCCCCCCCTGTAAGAACTTGCCGCATCGTTTCAGGCTCAACCAACCCCCTTCCGGCAACCTGAGCACTCTGCTTGGCATACCCGCTTTCGACCATAAGAAGATTAGCATACTGCTTGCGAGCTTCCTCAAAAGAAGCTAGGGCTTCCTTTCGTGCGCCACTTCGCCGAGCGGAACGTGTAGCGGCTTCATAAAGCGCTTCTTCAACACGGTTGGCATAGTGCCCTGTAAGCCCGCCTTCTCTTTGCGCGTAACGGATATCAGAATCATGCGCGATCAATTCGTGAAATTTTTCCCCCGTCATTGCAGAAGGCCCTTTATCTTTGGTAACAAAGCCATCCATTACGTTATCTATCAAATTTGAAATCTTCTTGAAAACGTCAGGATCGACCCGTTTATCATTCATTTCCTTCTTTATAGCGTTAAAATCATTCCCTAAATAGGAACCTCCTTTAGGCATTTTACCCGATGCCGCCGAAGATTTAGCAGAAGCCGCGGAAGGGGCGCGAGGGGCGTAATCCATAACAGGCATATTTGGCAGTGCAGCCTCGAATTTAGCTCCTATATCCTGGTGCGCTTGTTGAAATACAACAGGGGTGATTCTATTAGTATTCTGCCCAAAAGATTGCGCCAATTCAGCGGTAAACTGCTCCAACGGAGGCGTTGCAACACCTTCGAAGCTCTGTCCTCCAAAAGGCGCATCTCCTCCACGCTGCGCACGTCGAAGCCACGGAGAATTTGCTACGTCGCCTGCGTGCGGTTCTATACCATGTTGTTCCCGAAGTGTCCTGACAAGCGCTTGCTGTTCCGGGGTAGCACGAGGCATCATCGACCGAGCTGCACCACCAGCGGCGGATGATCCTAGAGCACCAATCCCGCCGCCTATGATTTCTCCAGGCTTGCCGCCAATTTGTCCACCAAAATAAGACCCGAGGCCGGACGCCCCTGCAAGCCCCATTAATCGACTCCCCCCCTTCACAAGTGAAGATAGACCTGCCCCCGCCCCCGCAAGTTCTGGACCTGCGTATGAAATAGGGTCCCCCGCAAACTTGCCGGCGGTCCTCGACGCATCTCCGAACCCAGATTGGGATTGGTAAAGATGTGGCTGAAATCTCTCAATTGCTTGCTCAGCACTCGGCGCTCCCGTTGGCGCTCCCCCCGATTGCTGCGCTAATTCCGCCTGTCCTTCACGAGCTGCGGTTCCAATCACTCCTTCCGCCACCCCGCTCGTCAGAGATTTAAGCATGTCCGGCAGCATGTTTGGAGTTTGCCCACGTCCACGCCCCGGTTTTACAGCTCCAGCAACGCGAGACGCAGCCGCCTCTCGCGCTCCAGCAGCCTCACTCGACCCAAAAAGGATCGAGTCCAAGTCAGGCTTAGACTTCTTTTCTTCTCCAAAAAGGATGCTGTCGAGACTAGGACGGTCAGCCATCACTTCTTCCCTTTTAATGCATTATCTATTTCTTCGTCTGAGTACCCAGCGGCTTTTGCTTTCGCCTTTCTAGCCGCCATGTCATCCCCGCCCTTTCCTGGAGGTCGAGTGATTTCCTGCGCGTTCGGCCCAACGCGCCGATCAAAATCTTTTTCTCCGGTTCCTACTTCATATTGACTCTTTAAGCTCTGATACTGCCCCCGCATAAGGTCTTTGAAAGCAGCAATAATATCGTCGAGCTGATCTTTAGAACTTGCAGCCGTTAACTTTTCAGCGAGCCCAACTCGCTCTTCCTTGCTTCCTGCCCCGACGCCTGCTGCTGCTTTAACTAGCTCCGAAGCGACAAAACTTTTAATGCCATCAAAAGTGTTCGCCGCGGCTCCTCCGCTTGCAGTGTTCATTCGGTTTCGTATTTCGTTGGTAATTCTGAATGAACCGCCGGGAAGGTTTTTGGCTACTTCTTCAATAGTGCCGAGATGGTAGTAAGCCGTTTGCAGGGCCGCCAGTTTTTTCCCTTCTGGCCCAACAGCAAACTGTGTCACAGTTCGATTCTTAGAATTCCACATCGTCTCGTCATAACCAGGATTCTGCCGTCTAACTTCAGCCATGACCGGGATTCCGTACCGGCCTGTCATCGGCTTGCTTTGGTACTGAGCAATTCCGCCCGCAACTATTTTAGTGTCTTCAGGACTGGCCTGTGCGCCCGACTGGATACGTCTTTGCGCAGCAGCTTCAGCCGCACTGCCTTTTCCTTCTATGTTGCGCTCTTGTAGCTTTAATTTGAAATTTTGAAGGTCTTTATCCCGCTCTCGCGTAAACTGCTGCTTGTCTTTCTGCCTCGCGCCGGCAGCTTCAATGCCCGTTTGCTGCAGCTCCTTCTTTGCGCCGATCCCTACCGCCTGCCGTTCTGCAGCCGCTCCCAAAGCACGCCCCTGCATCGTCTCTTTTGCGCCAATCCCTGTCGCTTGCCGTTCACCCTTCCCAGCTTCCGTCGTAGCAAGCCGTTCACCCTTCCCAGCTTCCGTCGTAGCAAGCCGTTCACCCTTTCCAGCTTCCGTCGTGGCTAGCCTTTCATTCTTCCCAGTTTCCTGCATCCCCGTACGCGCTGTAGCTCCACGTTGCTGCAAACTAGTACGTTCGTAAGCTCCTTCCTGTGCGCGTTCTGCAATTCCTTCTCGGCTGCCGATATTCATACCAGTTCGCTCTGTAGCACCCGCCTGCTGCGTTTCAACGATTTCTCTCCTCGCAGCTTCACGCTTCGCTTCCAACTGCAATTTAATCTGCCCATTCCCTTGCGCGATATCTCGAATGCGTTCATCGGTCAGGCTGGCGAGTTGCAATTTCATCTGCGCGGCTTCAGTTGCCATACGTTCACGCGAAGAAATCTGCTGCTCTTTGAATTGAACTTGCTGCTCCCGCCACTCCATGACGTTTTGCGGGTTGCCGAACTTCTGCATGAACATGTCAGTCGCACGCATAAGCACGTCCGGCTTGATGCCCGGATTTTTACTCGCAACCATCTGCATGGCTTGGTCCCACCGGATGGCATTTGCCTGCGGGGTCTGCGGCATACCGCCGCGCCCCTGCATAGCAGGGTCGAGCTGTTCCCGCCCACGGAGACCACCCGGTGGCGCCGGGGAGCTGCTGGGGGGTCCGACACCACCGGGGGCTCCAGCCGGCGTCAACCCCGCGGAAGGCGCCTGCTGACCAGGGAAGGGCATCATAGGTTGTGGCTGCCCTCCAGGCGCCATGGACGACATCTGCGGCATGCCCGCCTGAGCGCTCATCTGCGGCATAGGCGGCCCGCCAGGAGACTGTGCGGCCATCGTCGGAGGGATCGGCATGCCCATGGAACGCATCGGCCCCGGAGGCGGCTGCCCCTGCCCCATGCCGGGAGGGAGAACCTGCGACCCAGGTTGAGGCATAATGGAACTTCCCGGCCTTGGAATAGCAGCGCCTCCAGGTTGCGACATAGGCGGCTGCGGAGGCGGCATGCCGGGAGGCCCCTGCATTCCAGGCTGCCCCCCGCCACCCACACCTTGGAGGGCCGAAGGTCCACTACCCAAGGCGCCCAACGCCGACAATGCTGCCGCATCACGTTGGGCATTCTGAATTTGGAAGTCATCAAGCTGCGACTGCTGCTGGTTCTTGCGCGCCGCATCGTAAGCAGGCCCGAAGGCACCCGCCGCTCCAGCTCCGATCCCGAGAAGGGCTTGTCCCACTAAACCAAACCTCCTGAAAGCGCGCCGGCCGGGAAGAATGCTGCAAAGGGGTTACCACCGCCACCTCCACCGCCACCCCCCGACTTACCACCGCCCCAACCCATAGCACTTCCAAGCCCTTGCCCAATTTGCTGGTATTCCTGATCCTGCAACGCAGCTTTTTGCAGGTCTAGTTTTGTCGCGTTAAGTCCTGTCTGCGCATTCTGATTGGCCTGCGACAAGTATGCCAAGTAGTCCTGAATCTGCTGCTGTGGAATTTGCGAGGCCATATTGCCGTACTGCCCAGCCTGCCCGAGAAGCCCGAGCTGCTGTTGATTCATTTGTCCAAAGACGTTGTAAGGCGTTCCTGCGCCCTGCAGGTACTCCTGAATGCCACCCGCTTGGATGCCCGCGCCCTGCCCCACACCTTGCCCGATCTGCCCCATGAGCCCACCGGCGCCCTGCGCGCCGGCTAGCGCACGCTGGAGCGCGTTATTCTGCCAGTCGATATTGAAGTTGTTCATGGTCTGGCCCATGACGCCAGCACCGTAAGGTGTGCCGCCAATGCCCGACGCTGCTTGCTGCGCACGCTGCTGGTCCTGCATCTGCTGCGCTGTACGCGAATACAGGGCCTGCTGCGGGTCGAACCCCATGCTCAACAAAGCCTGAACATCAGGCAGCATGCCAAGACTATTCTGCATGAGCTGGCCGCCGGCACCATAAGCGCCCTGCCCGGCCTGCATTCCCATCTGCCCAGCCTGCCCGCCGCCTTGCTGGTACATGCCGGAATAGGGGTTGTTGACACCCTGCTGCGTGAGGTTCTGGTACTCCCCGAGGTTTTGACCCCCGAGATTGTACTGCCCCAGCCCCTGCGTTCCCCTGTACGCTCCCGCGTCGGCCCCCGCCTGATGCCCGAGCTGGTAGGGATTAGGGACGTTGACGTTGCTGGACGGGAGGTAATTGCTCATGGAATTAACCACTTCCCATAAAGGATTTCTTCAGCGTTGTACCCCATGCGTGCGAACAGAACCCAGGTGTGCTTGCTGACCATGCTCGAAGCCAGGATTTTCTGCACGCCCAGCTCCTTCAGAACCTTCTCATTATCACGCAGCAGCTTGTAGCCTGCCAACCCCAGCCGGTTGGCAGGGTGCAGCCAGTACATCGTGATAGACCCGACGAGTACACCTTGCTTGTGGTGATGCGGACCAATAAGTGTAAAAACATAGCCAACTAAGGCAGAACCGTCTCGTGCGGTATTAACCACGAGACTGCCAGTCCTATCAGCGGCGAGATAATAATCCCAATTGACATCAACAAAAGCACGATCTTTATCAGGGTCGGTCTCATTGAAATGCTGCTTCAATAAAGGCAAAAGCTCCCCGTCGCGGAGGAGCTTTTCAAGCCGTTCGCGTTGAAACGTCAGTTCAAGCGTTTCGAGGGCCGAGCGTTCCTTGGTTGGGAGCAGTGCTGGACCGAGTTGCGTCTTGCTTGACTGTGGCGGAAGTCGGTGGGCGTGTGCTTGCATCGCTGGCACTCGGACTTTTGGTTGAAAGGCCGGAAAGCATGTCGTTCTTGGCCATCATCGTCTCCTGAAGAAAGGGCCGCCCCTGCAGTGGTACCCAAAAGAGGCGGCCCTTTGAGGCTTGTTGGTAGTGTGCAAAAGCATCCTACCATCATGTGCAATGAAACGCCAGCGTTCCAGTTTGCACAGCGTTGGTGGTTGTGCCCCCATTGGCGGAAATTATTGTCAACGTGTTGGCGGTAGGAACAACCGTTGCTACATAGACAGCCGACCCAGCCGTAAAAGCCGTTACCCACTGCGCGGAGCATGCCGAAGCAGTTGTGATGGTTGAATCCGTAAGTGTGACCGTCATCACTGTCCCGGTAGCCGCAACCGTGATTGCTGTTCCTGTAAAAGCCAGTGTTCCGCTTTGCCCGTTACAAGTTATTGCAAGCGATGCACTGGTCGCCGTACACGTCGAACCGAGCGTGACATTCTGTGCAGCCGCATAGCCCGTTTGCCCATTGAGCTGCTGAATCAGGGCATTCAGCGTCCCAATGATCTGACTAGCTTCGCTGTATTGAGGAGTAGACGGAACCAAGGGAAGGTTCGCCGCGAGCGCAATCGCACCCGAGACGAAGATGGCAGTGAGTGCAGACAAAAAGCGCTTCATGGCTTTGACCTTTCTTCGGCGGTTCGAACTTCTTAGCACAGATCAGTTGGCATTGACAGCATCTCGCCATCCATAAGCAAAAACAGCCCCCGACACGGATGTGCTGCAAATCCAAATAGATGTGCTCTCCAGAAGGATGCGCCCAAGCTGGTTTGGCGACACGGTGAGGGTATAAAGGGGAGGCGGGTTCGTGTTTACCGTTCCAGTGGTAAATTGCCCGTACGTTGTAGGACCGCTGGGAGCAACAGCGACCAAGGCTGAATCGGCTCCTGTGAATTGTGAGCTTGCAATGACATCAACAGCTATAGCGGTAGATGGAGCCCATAAAGGAGCTGCCCCCGTGTTTCCTGCTATGACCTGAGCAGCATAATTCGGAGTCGCCCCACCACAAGTCGTTCCAACTGTTCCATTGGCGACTACAGGAAGACTTGCCACAGTCGCACTTCCAACAACATATCTAGACTCGGGACCGGCCTGCTTAACGCCGTATAAAAGATGCGCTCCGTTCGTTTTCATTGCCCCCATGTAACAGATAAAATTATACCCTGCTGGGAGGGGAGAGGGAGACCCAGGGGGAGGAGTAAGACTGCCAATCGCATTCCAAGTAGAGCCGGTAGAAATTGCATACATATAAACAAAGTTATTATTTCCAGGACCAGCAACATCCATCCCCCCAGCCCCCACAGAACTAGTCGTTATAGTCCCATTCTGCGCGCCAGAAAAAATAGGGACGTTGCCAGTTGGATTAATCAGAACTGAGTTTTGGAACTGCCATGAAATAATAGTATTAGCATCGTTAACAATCTTGAGCCCACTGAAACCGCAAAGCGGAGTAGTGCTAACGACCGACGTGCCGTTTGCTCGGCTGTAACTAATGACCTGCCAGTTGCCCGAACCGAGGTACATGGCGATCGCAGTGTCTCCCGAAGCCGTCGTGATGTTCGAAGCGCTCGGGAGGATCAAGCTTGTGCCATTATGCGTGAGAACAAGAGCAGTTGAAAAAGTCAAGCGGTACACAGGGAAGGTGACGCTTGCCGTCGAACCGAACGATGTGATAGGACTGCCAGCATTCTCGACAAACGCGATGTTGTGACTCGGAATCGTACCAAGATCAGGAGCAGAAGATGTAAGAGACGTAAGGGGGCCAAAGCCTCCGTTCTGCGCTCCACTGTTTATCAGTTGGAACTGCGTCCCATCATACACAGCCCACACGAGATCGTTTGCGACGATCTCCCCGCCTGTAAGAGCTTGCGGACCAGAAGGCGACTGCCGTAACAGAGCAGTCGCAGTCGTGCCGTTCACTGCCAGCGTTGCCGCCCCGGTGTTCGTGAACCCCGCCGTGAACAGAATGCTAGACCCCTGCGTCAGTGCAAATCCTGTAGGCGACGGTGCTGCAATCACTTGCGCATTAGCCGACCCTGTAGACGTGCCTCCGACGTACATGGTCGAGCCGCCCGCAGCCGGTGTGATCGGCGTTGTCAATGCGAGAAGCGCCGTAATGTCATTGTTATTCCCTGCCCCTGCGGCATTGAGAAGGCACGCCACGATCGCCGCGTAATTCGCATTGACTTGGTTGGCATCCGCCAACGTGCCAGGAACGAACGTAAACGGCATGGTGCAATTGACACCCGCCGAAGCCAGCGAGGCCCACAACGAAAACAGCAACCCTAAAAACAGTCTTTTCATCGTCATCCCGTCTGTTGCAGATAGCCGAGCACTTGATACTTCATATGCAACCGGCCGATCTTCAGTCCTTGTGCCGATGCGCCCGTAGCCATAAGAGACATTCTCCTGAAGACAAGAGGCGCGTTCCAATCCATTCGTCTCGGATATAGCGCATTACCCAACGTCGCTCCATTCCAGTTGGCGTTGTTCCAATTGAATTGATTCCAGTTAGTTGGTGCTCCAGAAGATATAACTGTAAATTGATCGAGGGGAACATTGTCTTGATTCAGTGCGGTTATTGTAGTTTTATTCCCTGACACCAAAGCCATGTGCAGGGTCGATTCGATGATGCACACTTCCGACATTTGATCGGTATCAGGAAGGTACGCAGTTTGCCAAGCGTAGTATAGCTGTTCTCCATTCTCTACAAAAGTGCTAGTAAAGGATTGAAATGGATCACTCTTGAATATAGCGGCGCCAGCACGCTGCAACGTCACCAAAAAACCATTCTGATACGGAATACTAAGAGACACTTGCACCGTGTGAGGCCCCGACCATAGCTGACGAACGTCGTCATACCACCACTCTTGTTGCTGAGTGAAAACCACGCCGGGACCAAAACCAGACGAAAAACCCGAAGACCACGCTCCTCCTACATTGACAAAAAGTCCGTTCTGCACTTGCACTCGATATATACCAAAATTGTACGCTGCAGATGCGCGAGATGGAACTAAAATAGAAATGAATGGGGCAGTAATACCATCCCCGTCCTTGCCAATGGGGTCGCTGACTTGTGCATTAAAGTCGATCAAGCGAACGCCATCAGGAGCTAAAAAGAACAGGCCCTTCTCACTGGAAGCGATAGTGTTGGGAGAAAGCGTACCTGTTGCAACGTTCATAGAGTTCTTAGTTAAATTGCCAAAAGCAGCGTCACCTATAATTTGGTAGATGTTACTAACACCCTTGAACACTATCAACGACTGAATAATACCTCCCAACTGGTTACTAAGCGCAAGCCCTGCTGAACACGTCAAAGGCGTGTTGTCATCAAAAGTCAAGATTTGTGACGCGTTTGTGATTTGTGTCGGAAGCAACTCATCAGAAAAATAGGCTGCCGGCTGTGAGTTGGGAGGATTGACTAAAAACCAGCACCGGCCATTGAAATTAGTGATCCACTGCGGAGGAAATACAAGCGCGGTCGGCGCTGTGTTGGTCGCAGTCCACGTCAATGCAAAAGGATTAAGAACATCGATGACCCCGAAAAAAGCTCCCGCCGAACCGGAAAAACCAGGATGCGCCACGATGATCTTAGACCCGACCAGCTCCATGTGCGGCGGGTTCCAATTGCCGAAGTTAGCCGGACTGATTGGAGAATTGGCCGCCGTCACCCCCGCAATCGGGATGAACATCTGCGTCTGCACATCATAGCAAAATGGCTCGTCACGCCCAACGTTGCGCGATGTAGACACCATGCCATAAACGCGAGTGCCGACGTTGATCCAGCAAGATATAAATGAAGCACTTGCAAATCCATTCGCATCAAGATCAGTAACTTTCACAGCCGCAGGCCGGCACTGCCAAAGATTTCGCGTGGTAGGGTCAGGAATGAGATTGGACAAAGACGACATGGCACCCGGAAATGCTGTCGAAGCATCCAGCGTGTCCGATGCGCCCTTGGGGCTCCATACTAGAGGGGTGCCGGGAAGAGCCACAATCACCACCCGATGTTCTTGGTAGGCTTGAGCCGATCAAAATTTCGGCCGAAGCGACGACGATCCAACCCGACCGTCTTTACGGCCCCTTCGCGGTCACTGACGTTGCGCAGGTACGATTTCAAAAGCGAGCGCGCGCCGAGAGGGAAACGTTCCTCATCATCTCCCATGTACTCCGCTTGCCGCGTATCTCCTGTGATCCCCATGAGCAGTCCAGCAGTCCAGCGGATTAAAATCTGGCTGTTGAGAAACCAAGGGACTGCCGTTGATGTTTCCGGGGTCGCAATGTCCGGCATCTGCCGCTGGTAGCGGTGCGTCACCGGGTATTGCCCCGAAGGTGGGGGCCACAATAAAATCTGCGCCGGGGAAACCGACAAATTTGTGGCATAGAACTGCGGGTAGCTCTGAAATCCAGGCGTTTGTACCATCCAATCATATTCGGCCAGCGTCACCTGTATCATAGGGTAGGGAACGCCATTTATAGTGTAGAATATGTCATCCTTACCATCAACAACACGAGTGCGAAGATAATCAGACGGAAGGTTATTAATGGTATTAGTTGTGTAAAGCTGCGTGCCCATAGCAGCGTCCAAATCCCAATTCATGCACAAGTCTTGCAGGCATGAATTGAGATACTGGCCAGACTGCGCCGTAAAACCGGGGCACTTCGCCTCCTGCCTAGCCAGGCTGCATATTTGCTGCGCTTGCAGGGGCATTCAGAAGTTCCTCATATTCCGCAATCTCATTCTCGATCTTGGCGATGCTCTCTTGGTATCGCCTGATGTTGATCTGCGCCGTCGTCTTCTGTTGTTCCTCCTGCGGACTAAGCTTGTGAGCGCCCTTCTTTCCCTTGGCCTCCCAAGCGGCTTGCGACCTGCCGTCGATCCGATTATAGTCTTCAGTCAGTTGCGCCAGAAGCTTCTTCTCGTGCGCAAGGCCAAGAACTAAATCTTTCTTCTTGTAGAATGCATCCTGCCGATCGATTACCCTTCCCAGCTTATCCATAAGATGGTTGAAGGATTGTTCGGGCTGCTCCTGTCCAAGGTACGTCTGCAGAACGATATTGCGATTTGGAGGTAGCTGAGTTGACACAGTTATCGCAACCGCCAACTCGTCTGGCGTCTTCACATGCGGGGTTTCCATAAGTGCTCCTTGTTTACACTCCTAACAAAGCTGTATTCGACATTCCCACGTGCCGTGGCCCGATCGAAAGGTTACGTGGCCGCCGGTACGCTTCACTGCGCCCACGACCGTCCAGCTCGTCTTGATGCTCCCACGTTCGCCACATCTGTTCGAACAAAACACACGCGACCGACTTCGCCACGGGATACGTGTACCCATGAAAATACTGCACACCATCGATCGTCGCGCCCGGACACCACGGCGCCACGTCGATTTGAACGTGGATCAGCTCCTCCTCGGCAATACTCGCCTGCCGCACTTCCGCCAATGCCTTGGCAAAATACTCATCTCGAGCCTGTTTGGACAGCTCGGCAACAACTGTCTTGCGAGCTTCCGCGCGAAGCTCCTGCAGCTCCTCATCAGTGAGAATCTGCAGGTTGAGAGGAAGTTTAGTGCGATCGAACGGGGTTTCTTTTTTGCTCATGTGTGTACCCAAGGAGCTCCTGATGCTGCGATCGTATTGGCCGACAAAAGAATAGGCCAGCCCTGCGCGTCAATAGCTACATAATCACCGGGGAGCACACGAAGCACCCCCCGGTTAGGAACGTACAAAAGCCCATTTTGTGCGTACGCCCCAGGCCAGATCGGATTACCATTGACCAAATCGTTCTTAATACCTTGCGCAATTGTCGCAAGATCAGTGGTGTTCATCGACCTATTGAAAATAAGGGACGTAAGCGAATTGTTCGCGGTCGTCCCAACTGTGCCAGTCGCCATCAGCCAGTCCCCGTCGAGAAAGCCGCGATCTGCGCGAGCGTAGCCGGGACGTTCATCTGCGCAGCGATGTCCGCAGCCATGGCATTGGTCAAGGTCGTCACGTCGCTAGACGTGAAAGTCTTAGTCATCTGGCCGGCTGGTGTACCGTTGAACAGCGACTTGCGCTGGGCCCCGCCGGCCGCTGCCATGCCTACGGAAGCCGCCGTAGCGCCCCCCATAGGCCCCATGCCGTCACCGACCCAGTCAACGTTCACGGAGTACGTAATTCTATAGCTCATACCAATCTCCTGTGGTATGGTAGGTCATTGAAAGGAGACCCACTATGAATGAGCAGCGCATCTGTTACACCTGCAAGTCGCTCAAACCACTCACAGATTTTGTTCTCCGAAAAAGTACTCCATCTGGTCGAGGGTATCAATGCAGAGAATGCAATCGAAATGACGTACGGCGATGGCGAAAAAATAACCCCGAAAAACACCGTGAAAGCGTTAAATCTTGGCGCCGCTCTCGACCTGATAAAGTCGCGCAGTATGCAAAAAACTGGCGAAAAAACAACCCAAAAAAGGCCCTTTCTAACCAATTTCGAGACAACCACGGGATCACTACCGAACAGTACCTTGCTATGGTCGCTGCCCAAAATGGTTGCTGCGCCATTTGCGAACGTAGCACGTTTGGCAAAGGCAAGGCCAGTAAACTTTGGATCGACCACTGCCACACTGAACTCCGTATTCGCGGTCTTCTCTGCCAGCGGTGCAATCTTGGGATCGGCTATTTCGAAGACGATCCCAAGCTTCTTCAATCTGCAATCAACTACCTAACCGAAGGTAGCGCTGAACGCAGAGGTTGATTCTATGCGCATAAAGAACTGCTGGTTGCTGATTAATGTTCCATAAAAGTTTTTCCAGCCGATGACGCGAAGCTGGTTCAGCGGGTCCGATTTGTCGGGCTCTTTTAGGTAAGTCATCTTGACCTGATCAAGGACAACCTGGGTGTACGCCCCACGACCGAAGATGAAGGTGGGGTACACCGTCACGGCCGTCGCAGGAGCTGCAGGCGGGGTCTGCGCAAGCCCAATACCTGTCACCGTCACCACAGCACCCGGAGCGAGCTGTGTAGCCTGCCCAGCAAGCGGACCACTTAGTGGCCCCGAAGCACTTAGTCCAAGATTAAACGGAGTGTTGGTCGTACCAACATAGATGCTGTAGGTGAACCCCGCCGTTGAAGGCAGCGTCACCTGAAGCGCCCCGTTAGCCCCGACCGCGGTGGTGTTGGACACCTGATAGATACGAGACTCGTACTGGTTTTGCACGTCTGACCCGGTGACGATAATGAAGTAATTCGTTGCTGACAGCGTGCCGCCGCCGACCGCAACAGGATTGACTTGCGCAACCCCGGTAAAAGTCGGGACCATGTTGGTCTGACAGAAACGAATGCCCCGCCACTCGCCGATCTCGTAGTTGTAGAGGCGATTGAGATCGCTGTAACTCCAAGCCGTTACGATCGTCTGATTCTCGGAGAGATCACCGAGCGGGAAGGGGTGCGCCACCGCCACGTAATGCGGCATCTTGCGCGGATTGTTCGACGCCTTTGCGCCCCCGGCATCAGCCTGCAGCTTCATGTCGGTCATCTCGTCGCCCATAAACCGGGGCGCGCCGAGATTTATCAGCATGGCCGAAGCACGGTTGATTTCGTGGGGATTAAGCACGTCACCAGTAACAAGAGACGCACGAGCACCACGAGTGTTGACGTAGTTGATCTGGCTACCAGCCAGGAGATTCTGGAAAGTGTTACGCTCCATTGTCTCGGCAATTTGTAGGCCAATCAGCTCTGTTGCTTTCTTGAACAGAGGGTGCTTGATCGTCATTTCCGCTACGTCGGTAATGGTGATCTTGTCGCCCCACTGCTGTGCCTGCGCGCTGACTTGCTGCAGCGTCATCGACTGGCCCTGCGGAGGTACCCCTTCCGAGAGCGGCCCATACGGCAGCGGAACACGCGGGTAGCGGCTCGCGGTGTAGGTCGTACCACTGCCTTTGGGGAGATTCGCAGGGTCGCCTAACTGGTAGACAACCAGTTGCCGGCGCACGAGAGGAAGCGTCTTATCAGCGATGTACTGGCTTATATCGCCAGAAAATTGGGAAGCAACATTAGCAGCCATTTACCGCTCTCCGAAGTTAGGGCGGTGAATGGCCACCGCCTCAGATTTGAGTATCACCGTACCGGCGTTCAAAATCAGAAAGCCCTGGAGATCGCGCTGCGCGCCGTTCCGGCTGCACATCGCCACGGCCATTGGCCGGCCGCACCCGCTCACGCTCCACCCGGCGAGCTGCCTTGCCATCTCCCTTGCCCCGATTAGAGAGAAAGCGCTGCCCAACCAGATAGATGTAGATGTTTTCTCGGGGGAGGTACTGCCCCCTAGCGATGCAGGCTTGGTACTCACGTTCAACATCTGCAGAAAGCTTTGACCGAAGCTTGTCACCGGACGAACGCGCATCCCAGGCAGTTTTGTCCTGCTGGGTCTGCATGTTGAAAACCATCGCGGAAGTCTGCTGCTGGTGCGCCTTGAGAGACCGATCAAGCCGGTACTCCATGCGCTCCTCGGGAGACATAAGCGACAAGCGCTCTTGCTCCAAACGAGGGTCTTCTGGAGGCTGGACCTGCTGACGAGTCTGCCGAAGCTCTGCCATCTCCCGACGCAGCGCCGCCAACTCCTCAGCCTGCTGGCGCCGATCAGCCCGCAGGGCAGCAACGGTGCGCCCAGCACGGGAGGCTGGTTGTCGTGGGGGAGTAGGTTCCTGGGAACCGGAAGCATCCTCCGGCTCCGGTTCACCACCATCGTCATCGTTTTCATCGGCCCCGCCAGCCGCGTCATCCTCTTCTGCACCAGGTTGGCCAGCAGGATCAGAGTCAAGCTCGTCATCCGTCAAATCGAGATCGTCATCTTGCGGGGTGTCGTCAGCCATTTCCACTCTCCAGTGCGTTAACGAGCACAACTCGGGAGCAGGTTACGCCTGCCAAGCGAATAGAGCACTACAGAACAAAACAGGAAAAAAGTCAAGTAGAGACCTAGACCCCTGTCTGCGTTCCAAAGCTAGGTATCGTGGTGTCAGTAATGAGCGCGGTACTCGACCAAGTCGGGTCTTGGTAATAAAACGGAGCTGGCGTGACAAAGATGCCCTGGTCTGTCTGCACTGATACCGTACCCATAGCGTATTTGGTGATGGGATTGCCGGGCGCTCCAATGCTGGTTGCAAACCCAACAAGCCCCGATATCCAACCGGCATAAGCAGCAAAACTGTCCGCGCCGAGCGGAGTACTTGTGGTTCCTGCAGCGGCCGTGATCGTTCTAATTCCCGTGGTTGTCAGGTCGATCGTTGCGCTCAGATTGGATGGTGCAAGCGTCGCATCAAAGCCAACTGCAGAGATGACCATCGTTGCGGCCCCTCCGGACGTGTCAGCCTGTTGGACGTTCACTATCAAAGCGATGAGCTTGCCCTGAACTTTTATGTTGCTTCCTAGGTTAGATGGGCTAGACGGCATAAGCCCGGCAAAACCACGCTTGCCGTATGTAAATGCCGGCACCCCTTGTTGCGGGGCAATACGAGCATCCTCAACGTAGGGGTGCCCACTACTGCCGATAACGGTCACACTCTGACATGATACCGGGGCGAACTTAAGCGGGTTGGTCACAACAGTATGCGTTCCAATTCCCGCCTGCGCGACATTCACAGATGTTGCGCCGTTATCCGCCGATATCTGAAACTTGTCCGCTCCTCCGACGCCGCTGTTCTTGACTGTGTACAAAGTGGTTGTCGAAAGCATCGGATTGACCGTCATGCTCTCTGCACCTACTGACTGACTTATATTGATAAAATAGGTTCCGGCGAACCCAACACCGCCTTTTGGCCCTGTGATGATGGTGCCTGCCGCTACGCCAGCGCCGACGACCGCTGCTGGGTACGCAAATATTGCACCGCTGAAAGAACCCCCTAGCGTAAGAGTGTTTCCAGACATCGAGGAGGACGTGGCGGTTGCCCACACTGTATCTGATGCCGGCAGTTTACCAGTTGTTTGCAGCGCGAGAGGCGTTCCATTTGCCGGGGCCGTCGTTCCCCAATCAAATACCGCGGGACTTGCCGCAGAAATTGTCGCGTTGTGAGAGGCCGACGAACCTGCCGGAAGTGACGGTAACGTGGTTGCTACATCAAACGTCGGTTTCTGGTATACCGTGCATGTCGTTGCCGCACCCGACACCTGGACAGGATCACCATTCTCATACAACGCCAATTTGAAAGCGTTGGCCGATTTCTGGACGGCAAAATACTTGAAATTAGTAAACAGTTGCCCACCAGACGGCAATGTTCCCGTTAGCATAATCACATCGCCATTCGCGACCGGTGTACCTACCCATGGAACTGTTGCATCGCCTAACGTAGGGGGGGATAAAGGTCCAATATTACTTGCCGTGCTGCTGCTTGCCGCCTGCCCCGGAGTAACGTTGAGGATTTTGAATGGTGCTCCCATGTTAGGGTTTACACCAGCCATGTCATTAATAAACCCGGCACGACCACGAATCATCCATGAATTAGCCAGCCCGACGCGCTCTAGCGGTTGGGAGATCACCCCTCCAACGAATGTCCAGTCATTCAAGAAGTCGGAGAATGACGCCGGAGTCTGACTGTCCAACCGAACATTGTCCTGGAAATTGCCTACCGTGCAACCTTCAAGATATAAATTCTCAGTCACTCCGTAGCCGAGAGGGCCGATGTTTATGCCCAACGGGAATGAACAGCCCCTCGCGGCCATGTTCTTTGCCGTGCCATTCATGTACGCATCACGACATCCAACCAGTTCAAGTCGGTTTGGTCCGCTCCCTTCCACTTGAATATTCAGGTTTGTTTCTTTGGAGTCTTCAATTCGTGAGTAATCTATCAGCTTATCGTAAACGATGGATGATGTTTCCGGGTTTACCAGAATGAGGGATTGTCCGGAGCCTAACACAAGCCCGTCGCCGATAGGCGGGGATTTGAAATCCACGACCTTAGTGCTTCGTCCAACCAGCTGTTTTTGACCGATCGGATTGTCGTTACGAATACCATATATCTCAATTTCAGCATCCCACACTGGAGCACACGGAGCAAGTCGCGCCGGGCCAATGATCAGCGCCTGACCGGGGTCTGGTGTGATAAATTGTGGGTCTGTATCGAGGTAGCCATTGAGAAGGTAATACCGTGCGCCGCCTATAGTGCCTAACGTGACTGTCGTCCCGGAAATGTCTTGAATCGGAACATACTCGTACGTCGGCGGATTGGCTGGCGTACTGTTTGGGATATTGCTAGATGAAAATTGATTTTGCGCGTCACCACAATAGACCATGGCCCTTCCACCAATGGTGAATAGAGCCGCATCTGCAGAACTCTTTAGCGTGATGGTGAATGAACCTGGAGATACAGAATTGATTGGCGCACTGCTAAATGGTCCAAATCCTCCGGACCAACCAATGGTAGGAAAACCAAAAACAAGGTTAGCCGGCCGAGGTATAATCACGCCGTAGGCATAGACCCTAAACTTTCGCGGCCCAATGAAAAAGATGTTAGTGCTGGTGTAGTACGTTCCTGGAGGAATCCAGAAATTCAGCCAATCCGCATTGACCGTGCTCATGTAACAATTGACGGCGGAACCCGTAAAGGTCATCGTCGCCGGTTGCGGTCCGCCGATAGCGCCGGTCAAAAACAGCGCCCACGGATCAGTCGCCGTAACGTTGAAGCTATTCGCCGCTATATCTACAAAAGCAGCATAAACGATCGTAATTGCCGCCAAGCCGCCGGGAAGACTGCCGCCAGGGCCAGGAAAAAACACGACTGGATCGGTCACGCGCAGCCGATGCGGCGTCGGCGAACCACCGGGGACGTCGAGAGTCGTAACAACGCCGGTTCCCACGTTGATGCTGACCGGAATTGGCGGTCCGTAAACCGGCTGTACCGACTTGAACGTGGACGCCATATTCAGAAAGGCAGCCGAATTGTCAGTTGGAGTTACCGAATTTCCATCCGCTACGAGACCATATGCGGAAGCAAGGTTGATTAAATTGCCGCTACCTCCACCGCCGCCGCCACCAGCCGGACCAGTAGGACCAGTAGGCCCGGTCGGACCTGTTGCACCCTGCGGTGCAGGATTATCAATGACATTATAATAAGAGTTTATTATATCGTCCAGTGTGGTCCGCGTAATCGCAGGCGATATTTGACCTGTTGTATTATCAGGCAAATTCGCAGAAACCTCAGCTAAAAGTTGAGCTATTGATTTAGCCATAGCAGTTTCCTAGTCCTCTTTTGGCTTCGCGGCCGGCGCGGGCACAGCTGCCTTTTGCTGCGCATCTCGCTCCAACTTTTCCCAGAACTGTATAAGGGGAAGAACCTCGTCAAACTTTAATTGACCAAGAGCTTTTCGAAATGTTTCCCACGTCTGCTGGTCGATCGTAATCGGGGCAAACGCGGTCGCGGTCGCGGCCGGCTGCTGCGCAAGCGCTGCCGTCGAAAACAACATCAATATGAGCAAGATTATCATGTTCATGCGTTCACCAATGCACTATATCCGCCGTATGCCGATCCAAACTCCTGCTGTGGCGGATAGTTGAACTGCTTAACCAATTGCCCATCCGCTGGATTTGCAAAATCAAACACTCCTCGCATATCAGCGCGGTTGAATAGACCCAATGGAAGAGGCCCCCGCCAAGTAAACAAACCATCAATAATAAGGCTGCAGTCTGTACCACCAACATCTCGAAACTGCTGCATCTGAACATCTGTAATGATCGTCGGGTTACTTATTCTGACGCTTGATCCCTGCACAACAGAAAAAGGACTCCAAACAACGCCAAGCGCCGATTCGTTGCGATGCACGATGAAAGGCTTTTCAAAGACAATATTTTCCGAAAAACCCTCCACGAAGGCAACACGATTATGAATATTCTTAGCCACCGGATTCCAAGCTACGACATCTATGCAATTAAATAAGCTGAACATACGACCGCATGATGCTTGACCGCGAGTGTTACTGTTACATCCCAACATGGCATTGTTGATCTCGACATGACGACAACGGCCGAGAACAAACAAGCCAGCCCCCATGTCTCCGATGCCGCCCGGATTTCCAATGATATTTTCAAACTTGATATTAACGCCCCATTGAAAATAAAATCCACCCTCTACGCTGAGTCCTGTATCGCCCACAATGACGCCATTACAAAAGGTAACATTCAGCGGGAAGTCGTCATTAAGAAGCCAAACAGACGAATTGTCCGCAGTAGCCACTGGTGCGCTGACGATTGGTATGCTGTACGGAATCACCCAATCAATCGTAATTATGTTCCCGTTAATGGCAGTGACTTGCACCACTACCGAATACCGAGCTTCATTAGTGTCCCAAGGATTATTTCCTAAACGGATCGCCACCCAACTTCCTACGGACAGACCTGCAACAGATGAAAGCGGAAGTTGCGAAGTCGGTCCGACAATATCCGCCGTCACACGGCCAATAAGGGTCTTTGTCGCATCGGACGGATTAGCAAATATCCCAATTTCTGTTGGATAACCAACACCAGATATGACCGTCGATCCATGAAAGTCCCAAATTACATTCTGCCTCGGAAGCAACGAATATCCGACACGATAAGTCCGACCGGGCTCAAGATCAATCTGCGTGCCGCCCGCTGCAACGACCGCAGCAGAATATGCGTTGATTCCAGCACTGTCATCAGCAACGCCATCGCCTTTAATACCGAATAAGTCTTGAGGAAGCATATTATTTTCTCTTCAGTTCGTCGAGTTCTGCCTTCAGAGATTTAATTGCGCCGAGAGCAATGAAAACTAGCTCCGTCTGTTTGATCGCATTTGGCCGCCCTTCAAAATCATTGACAACCAGTTCAGGCATGATCTCTGCGACTTGCTCAGCAAGTAGGCCAAGATGGCGTTCATCGCCAAGATTGTCGACATCCTTGTATTTGAACGACACCAAGTTGAATGCGCCAACGGCGGAAAGAAGAGCATCCGAAGACAACGCCGCGATGTCCTTCTTATATCGCTCAGAAGAAACGGTGCACTGTTGCGCTATGGTGCTATACGTGAACAGGTGCGTCGTGCTGTTATAGCAAAGCATGTTTGCTTCGCTCGTCTGGGCCAACACGGCTGATAATGTGCCCCCAAACGCTCCCGCATTCTGGACATTGAGAGTTCCAGAGCCCAGGCTTGATGATGTCCCAATAAAGGTTCCGCCGTCAACGGCCATCGTCAATTGTAGTCCACCATTATTAGTGTAAAACCCAACTGGATGATTTGTTACCGTTCCCAGCTGCACATCAGTAGACGTGTTATAGAACGCGAAAGTTGGTCCCCCACCGCGTAAAATTTGAAACGCAGGCTGTGTTACAGTAGGAGACGCATTAATTTGTAATTGCCCTCCGTCAGCAGGAGCGCCTTCCGTAATCAAAGCCATTATTTGAGTGCCGGATGCAGGGGTGTTAAACCAGCGCCCAACATAATATATACCAGAAACGCCGTAGGTATTTGTAGGAGTTTGAAAACGCAACTCCGGGTAATGATTTACATCATCCCACAGCGCTCGCAGAAATGGAAGAGAAATTCCAGGCTCAACCTCACCGCCAGTAGCACCGGCTGACTTCGGCCCAATCCAAAGCTGCAATCCGCCCTGACCAAGCTCCATCCCATTCCAATTCTGCAATGGATCGTTGTAGACATCTACGCCGGCCACAGCCGATACGGTGCTTATCGTTTTCCAATTAGACGATACAGTAGGATCGTTTCCTACATTTCCATTGATCTTGCTGGTGTAGACAAATCCATTGTTAGCAGCACAGTCCGGCGCAGCGCAGTTGACCACTTGTCCAATGGAGTATGTCTGTGATGCCACATAATCTAATGGGTACACATGAGAAAAATTCGTAAAGATTTGCATCGATCCATCTGAACCGCCGCGAATATCAAGAGTAGCGTTACTAGGCTGGCTTGTGTCCCCAGGGTTGTATATGTTGATAGACCCCGTGCCAAACGCACTGTTCTTGACGACAATAGAATTATTCCCAAGAATGGGACCATTTGATTTGGTCCGAGTGCTCGTGTCGATTGTCAGCGTCCCAACGGCAGAAGTCGGGTTGGAATAAGTCATGACCGTCGTGCAGGCAACTTTTTCAGGACTGCCAGTACTGTAAAGCACATCACCAGATACGGAACATCCCGTAAGCGCGCCAACGATCGAAGATGCAGTAGCAGAAGCAATCAATTTTCCATTGATATCACACTGCCAAGGAACCACCTGCCGATCTGTCAACGTCGGAGGCGTAGCATTGTAAATGCAACCAGGCATGCTGTCCGGGGAAGTCTGCTGCGCCTGTGCGACGGGAAGGAAAACCGTCAGAAGCAAGATCAGTGCAACAAGAGCTTGCCATTTGTATCGCATTGCAACACCGTCTGTTGGCGATTGGAAAGCGTAGGAAGCGAAGCGTTGTACTGGCACCCCGGCAAGCTGGACGGCGCCGTCTGCTGGGCTCGCACCCACAGCGCCGTGCCCAAAAGAACCCCTAAAACAAGAAGCCATCGCATCGACTATCTCCTTGGAGCCGCTGAAGCATCTTGTAGCCTATCCTGATGAATTGCGCCAGGTGGCCCTTGCCCGCCCCTGGGAGGCCCTGAAGCTGCCCCCTGCCTCGGACCACCCGGAGGTCCACCGGCCCCTGGGGGGCCTCCAGGCGGCGGCCCACGCTGCATCTGCATCATCTGGGCCATCTGCGCTTGCATCTTCTTCTCCATCTGGAACCGATGCAGCATCATGTGCTCACGTACCGCCCCCGTAGGATCGCCGTTCTCCATGGCCTGCATGTGCTCCTGCATGTGCTTTTGATCCTCATCCAGCTCATGAACAGGAAGCGCCAACCCCATCGCAAGGTACTTATTCTCCTCATCCGGAGCCATGGACAGTTTGTCTTTCAGGTTCCTAAATATCTCAGGAGCCAGCCGCGAACCAAAAGCGTTCTCCACCAGCAGGCTGATCACAGGGACAAGGTTGATCTCGTGTCCCTTGTACTGATCCGGCGGAATGCCCTTGATCACGTTCATGGCGCTGATCTGCATCTGAATTGCCTGCGCATTCCGGGCCGCCTCAACCCCGAACCATCGGAACTCGAACCGCCGACTGGACTCGATTGGCGGAATCTCCTCCATCCGCGTTGCCAACCCCATCTGTCCGTACTCACGTACCGTAATGGCATTCTCTCGGAACTGGTGATCGAGATCGACGAACCACCGCAACATCGGCGTCAAAATTTCATCCTCAATATTAGTACAAACGTCAGCCGTGCTAAGAATGTCAACTTGCTGCTCATTTGCTATTTCTGCTTGGTTACGCTTGACTTTTTGCCCGGTAGATTGCGCAATCGCTGCAGGAGAGACGGATAGGACTTGAAAAATTTCTGTTTTTGCCGAAGCAACAATTGAAAACGCATCCTTCCATAAAGGAGGAAACTGGGCAAATTTTGTGTCATTGGGACTAGTCTCCCAAATCGCCGCGAGATTGAGAACCATCGAACCCGTGCGCGGATTTTTCGTCGGGTCCGTCATGATGATGGGGAGAAGGGCATATGCAGCACTGTCCCAACCCTCATTCACCACATCGTTCGCCCCATACTGCAACTTGTCCACCGCATTGATCTTAGACGCCCCCTTAAATGCTCCGCTCAACTTATTCTGTGCAGCGGAAAGCAACGGGCACTTGTCGTTCCAATAAGGATTGAGCCGCACACTGGGAATGCGCTCCTCACCCTCGACACCACCAGCAAAATAAATCTTGCACAACCGCCGCTCGCCATCCACCTTCAAACGCGAATACATCTCATAAACAACGATAGCCTCACCATCCTTGTCAGACATGATGCCGGCAGCATCGATATGCTTCTTAGCCGTCTTGGGATCACCCTCCTGTCCCGTGCCGTAGGCAGCAATGTCATTCTCCAGCCGCTCCCCAACTTCCTCATCAATCTCCCCATCATCAATTGCCTGCTTCAGACGCTCCTTCGACCAGATGCGCTTGATCGCTACCACCCCGCCTTTAGCAAGAGCATCACCCACAGAAGTAGCAGAGACAGGAACCACAACCACGTCAGTATCAGAAAGAACTTCAACGGTCGGTCCCTGATGAACCACAACCGCCGTCTCCATGTCATCGTCTGCATCGGGATCGATGCTATCGCTCTCCTCGCCTTCCACTTCAGCCTTTGCCTTGGTCCGATAAACCACATGACGTTCACTATCCGACCACCCAACATAGAGGTTGTACTGTCCCTCGATATCCCCATTAATCATGAGCGCCGGCATGATGTTGGTGCGCAAGCGGCACTTTCGAATGTAGTGCTCCAGGAGAGCCATCACATGGAATGGCTTCTCGTCGGACGTGATGCACTCGACGTTGCGCTGCGAGCGGGGAAAAATCTGATTGACGAATCGCGTCTTGCGTGCGTCAATGGCTTCCTTGACAATTGGAACATAAATTTGGGAATTGCCAGAGTAAGCCTGCTTGACACCTAGAACAGTGTTGTAAACGTCCCAATAGTCACACTGATCGTTGCCCCGCTCCCACTGATCCATGAAAGCTTTGTCAACGCGCTTGGCCAGCTTCAGAACCGCCTCTCTGATCTTCTCGTCTTTCCCCAGCTCGCGGTTGCGGTCCTTGGCTTCTTCCTTCTCAGCCCACTCCTCGCACCACCCCTCGGGCGCAATAGTGCCCATTACCTTGGCGCAGGCTTCTCCGTTGATGAAAAATTTGCAAAGCTGACAAGTCTCGTCAGAACTTTTTGCATAGTCCGTATAATTTACGTCATCCTTGGATTTTCGTTTCGCCATTGCCGGTGCTCATAGCCGGCCGCGCGGTCAGGTAGCGCCGGCCCGAAGCACCATCTATAGCATAGTTCGGCCGATCCTCACCAGCCCCCAAGGAATGCCCGGCAACGGCCATAAAAGCCTCAAAACCCTCCATGAGCACCTTGTAGACGCCCTCCTCGGCTGCCCCACTGACAGGCCCGCCCTTGACAATAGAGGCAGCGTAGCCCCCGGCAAAGGCGTTCAAGGCCCACGATGCCTCCGATGATACCACCAGGGCAGGCTGGCCGTGCGCAAGGCTCTCAAGCCGCTTGCGTGTCTCGTCTCGACCCAGGCTAATCGAACCTCCAATTGAGAGTCGAACACCAGCCCGAGACGCCGCAGCTCGCAATCCAATGCTGTCGTACTGTCCCCAATGCTCCGCGGGGGCGTAACATACAACCTTTCCCCCGGCCAATAGACGAGAAGCTTCAACAACATCCCGAAAAGACGCCCCCGGCTCCCCTTCCGAAACGTAGCTCCCCACCACACGTAAAGTTCCCCCGACAAATTGTGAAAGGACACCAGTCGTATAGAGCCGGGTAGCATTGACCGCAAGATAGCATGTCGTGTTGCGTTGAACATTTAAGTTGTCCTGCACATTATTAAAACCAAAGTTGTCATAGATAGCCAATCCAGGACGCATACGCAAAGCATACGCCAGCGCGTTAGGCACGTCGATCCTTCCGGTCGGAAAGCTCAACAACTGCTGCTGCAACACGGGCAGCTCTTTTGCAAAAGTAACCTCTCCGCTCACGAAAAATGGCTGCAACGACCGGATGAAGGCCAATTTGCCAACAGGCGCAGGGAGAGTTACGACAGGGATAATCGTCTGCCTTCGCGTCTGCTCTGCCCGCAAGGGCTGCAAGATGAACTCCTCCAGCCCTTCCTTCTCGATCCCGATCTTGATTGGCTGATACTCCTCCCACGTCTGGAAGATGTCTTCGATGATCTTGTCTGGCATCCACAATTCGCCGGAAGCGTCCCACACTATCATCTTGGTCCCAACCCATGAGAACACCACCTTTCCTGTGTGCGCCGACGACGCCTTGACCGTCCGTGCAGGATCATACATGGCGTATGTCGGGTGCCACGTCCGCACGATAGCCTCGACCTTGAACATGCTGCGCGTGAAGACGCGCGTGGACGGATCGACCGCCTCTACCATGAACTCCTGCATGTACTCGTTGAGCATCCCCGCGCGCATGAACTCGTCCTTGCGCAGGTCGATGTGCTCCAATGGAAACCGACTTGACCAAGTCGCCCGACGATCCCCGGCCGCGTCGATGTACTCCCAGGGATAGCGGTGAACCGTCCACCCCCCGTTCTTCTCCAACCACGCGGCAAGGCAGTCGGGGTCCAGGAGGTTGGCCAGGATGTGAACCTTGGCATCCGGCGCCAGCGCGGGGATCAGCGTCCTCATCAACCACTGCCGCGTCTTCTCCCGCTGCTCCGGCGAGCTTACGCTTTCTTCATCCTCGATGTCGTCGATGAGGCAGCAGTCGGGCCGCTGGTCGTCGTGCTTGGTTCCTCGGAGGCTTTGTCCTCGACCGAAGGCTTGGATGACAACGCCGTTATTGAGGACGACCTTATCCTCGTTCCAAACGGGTCCGTGGAGGTCTCCAAAGATGGCACGGATGTAGGGGTTAAAATCGAGTTCGTGCTTAACTGACGCAAGACGCTCGCAAGCACGAGTTGCGCTTTCTCCAATGATGATATGATTTCGAAAACGTCGCCAGCAAGCTCCGATCGTGATGGCTTCTTCAGCAAGAGTGCTTTTTGCTGCGCCACGGAAAGCAAGGAACAGAAGCCTTCGACTGTCTCCATGTAAGTCACGGATGATGTCAAAGTGGAAATCTGGCGTTTCGTTCGGATGGCGATGGGCAAAGAGCACCCTATGAGCGTTGTACGGGTTGATCTTAGGAGACAGGCGAACCACCGCCTGCTCCAGTGGAGTGAGGAAAGCTACGTCGAGCATATGACTTTTTCTTTTTTTCTTTCAAAATCCTGGCACCTGAACCGCGCATCAGTCCGATCTCCATAATTGACCGACGAAGCCTTACCACACGTTCCGTCCCAATCTCCTGCCTTGAACCATGGGCCTGTGCAGGTTTCGCAGCAGTTGGGGGGCCACATCAGCCAAGAAGGTACGGTCATCAGTACCTCATTTAGCCTTGCGCTTCTGATTGAGACCAATCGCAATGGCCTGTTTTCTCGACTTCACCTTGGGTCCAGTTTTCGAACCGGAGTGCAGCTTGCCTTCCTTGTACTCATGCATCGTCTTCTGCACCTTGTCTTTCTTAGCCATCAATACCTTCCCTTCATTCGCTCCCTAAAGTAGTTCCCCGCGCTCGGGGCATTCTGCAGCTCCTCCACGACCGTCTTGGGCACGTTGTGCAGGGTGTAGGTCCGACCGCCGGAGAAGGTCAAGTCAAGCTCCTGCGTATCCTCGTCGTAGGAGCCTCCGAAGATCGCCGTGCTCATGAGACTGAAAGGCGTTTTCATTTGCTAGCATCCATCGCTCCCGTTCCGTGTTAAACTATGCAGGCCAGGATTGTGGCACCTTTAAGGAGGACAAGCAATGAATGAGGAAGACAAGTTCGAAGCTCGATTCCAGGAGATACACGACGACAACACCGGGGCTACGATCACCCTGGGGCGCCACGCCGGTATGGCAGGCGGAACCGAGGGAGGGGAAATTCGCAAGGGGCTCAGGTGGCTGCGCATCGCAGTGCTCCACGACAAACCGGGACAAACGGGACGTGAGACCAAGACGAGCACGATCACCTTCGGGCCGGACGGGCAGGTGTTGAAGATACTGCCTCATGTCGAGCCTCTGACGGGGTTCCACCCGACCCCTGGAGATGGTTCTGCCGGGGTCGAAGGAGAGAGCCCCGAAGCAGCCAAGATCAAGGAGGAGCTGCATCACCTGGATGAGGTAGAAGCATCCTTGCACACTGATCATGCTGAGCATCTTGAGAAAGAAAAAGTTGACAAGCACGCTAGGCATGTTAAGAAGTAGCGTCACTGTAGCAGGTGATCTGTTTCCTCCCCGACTCCCCCCTGAAGTCTGTCGATCCGGCTCCGGCGACAGGCCCCCAGGGGGCTTTTTTTGCGTGTGGGCTCCTGAACAAACAGTGAACAGGGTAGTTTTTATTTTTGGCGCGGAAAGTTTGGAAATAAATATTTATAGGGGTAGGGTTTTGGGCTGCGAATTTTGGGTTTTGTGAGCAAAAATTTTACCTCGCGGGCCGACCTCGAACTATCCCGAGTTAGAACCCCAATCCTAATTCAATAGGAAAGAAGTCCTACGCTAGGATTAAAATCTACAACCAAAGATTTTAAAATTGAATATGAACAGAATGCAACTCGTTTTACCCACCTATTGGTGTGGATACAACTCCGTCGAATTAATTAAGTTGAGATTGGGGTTGTGGTTACTCGACAGCGCACAGACATGGCAAAATTTAAGTCTTTGATTCGACTGGGGAAGTGGATTAAATATAACCATATATTTTTTAGGAAAGAGTAAGTTAGATGCCAGAGGTTTGTTCTCCTTTTAGTTCAAGTGAAAAGAACAAACCCGTAACAATAACTCTGCTACTGATCTGCCTAGTCTGAAGAATTCACGGCTGGTTTTACGCCAAAATCTTAACACAATCACTACATAGCCTCTGCCAAGTCTAAGCCATAGGCGCCGGCACTTTAGGAGGAAAAATGCTTAGAAATATGCATCCGAACATTACCAAAGAAAACCTGCTTGACATCAAAATTGAACCAATAGGAAAAAACCCCTTGCGCATGAACGTCACGCCATGGGAGATACTCCCTGCCCCACGTCGCTACATCGAGGAGCGGTGGCACCGTGTCTACCAGGGCCGGCATCGCTACATCGAGTCCCTGGAAGGCCCGGTGCTGGTCACAGCCAACTTGGAGGCCTTCCACCGCGAGCGCAGCGCTGTGCGGCCAAGCGCAAACCGATGGCTGAGTCGAGCAGAGGTTCAAGACATCATCGCTGACAAGGCTGATCGTGACCACGTAGCACTTGGCAAAGTGGCGCGTCGGGGCATGCACTCCTATCGCATCCCCACGCGCTGGCGCGTCTGGTTCAACCCCACAGGGCGCATCAACAGCCAGACAACGACCAGTCATAAGTACTGGCACCGTGTCTACGCCACGGCAGAAGCCTCTTGGCTCTATATCGAGGTTGGGGGCGAGCACCTACGCCTTGTCGCGCACAAGCAGCTTCTAGAGGGCCGCGGCGGACAGGAGCGTGTGCGCGGTTCCTTCGGCCGCATCAAGATCAATCGGCAAGAGTTCCTGAGTTGGCTTAAGCCTGAAGGAGAAATAATAACACAGGATTAATATAAACAACGAAATAAAATAACACAAATATTTATTGCCAACATCGACCAGCCATGAGACACTTAATCATCGAGAGAGGGAGACGGACCAAATGACGAGACAGGATATGGCACAGCAAGTGTATCGGCTCACATTAGATGAAAACGGAATTGAAGATGTTCAAGATTTTACGCTGGGGCTTGACGGGATTGCCGCGTTCAAGCAAGCAAAACGACGCAAAACTGTTTACACAGCCCGACTTGAGCGGGTGGTTATGGGCGAAGGTGTTGTCGAGACATTAGGCGATTATGCACCTTATGACGAGTGAGATCCGCTCCAAGCCTGAGAGTAGCTGACGTAGCGGATTGCCCTAGGCAACTAGGGCCTTCCAGTGCGCCATGAGACACTTAATCATCGAGAGAGGGAGACAGGACATGATCTTCGACATTACCTTTAACTACGATCCGCGCTTTCAAGAGCACTCGTTCAAGGCACACAGCGCGCGCGGCGATGCCTTCCTGTGTCGGGAATTCGAGGGATTAGGCGACGTGTCGGTAGTCAAGATGATCGAGATTGCCGACAAGGCTCGCATGGCCGGATTGACCGTTCGCGAGTGAAGCTTTGCGGTTAGCCTCCCAGTCGGGGAGGCACTCCGCAGCGCTTCGCTGCTCAACAAGGGGGCTACGATGAACTGGAAAGCTTTGAGGGATGAACTTGCCGCGTCGTCTTATCTGGACCCGGAGGACGACTTGACCACGCAGCGCGGGATCGTGGCGACGGCGCTAGCCATTGTCGAGCGCATGAGTGGCGAGCTGCGTGAGGTATCATGGCGCCCGGTAAGGCTACTGGAAAAAACTGCAGCAAAGCCTTTGTCGCTGGACGATAGGAAGGGTGCCGACAAACCTGGGAACGCGCCAGTGCGCTCTACACCGATGCCACGCAAGCCTGCTCCCGGCGGCATTGCCGTGCAACCGATCGATGCGTTTGCAATAGAAGGATGAACGATGAAACCGCGCTTGCCAGCCCGGTTCGAAAGTCAAGATCAGAGTGGCATGAGGAGGAGACAATGGACTACAATACAAAAGGAAAGCACATACTCGGCAATGCGTGGGTGTGTGGCAATGCGATGGTGTACGGCGATGCGCAGGTGTCTGACAATGCGCTGGTGTGCGGCAATGTGCAGGTGTACGGCGATGCGCAGGTGTACGGCGATGCGCAGGTGTTTAACAATGCGCTGGTGTCCGGCAATGCGCTGGTGCGCGGCAATGCGCGGGTGTCCGGCGATGCGCGGGTGTACGGCAATGCGCAGGTGTCTGACAATGCGTGGGTGTGTGGCAATGCGATGGTGTACGGCGATGCGCAGGTGTCTGACAATGCGTGGGTGTGTGGCAATGCGATGGTGTACGGCGATGCGCAGGTGTCTGACAATGCGCGGGTGTACGGGATCATGAGATCGGATGGATACTGCTTCATTTACGTCCCTTGCGCAGACGGTAAGTGGAGGGTCATTTCCGGTTGTCGATACTTTACAATGGACGAAGCTCGTACGCATTGGAGCGATCCGAACTATCGGGATGCAAATCTCGCAGCCGAGACACTTGTCATTCTCGATTGCTTGGAGAAACTTAAAACTGTGAAACCAGACGGAGTATGACACGATGAAACCGACCAGGGACCAATTCGAAGCAGAGCTTGCCAAGGTGATCCAGCAGCGCTTGCACGATCACTATGGGGCAGTCTACAAGATACAGGAGACAACCGAAAATGTTTTTCTCCTGTGCCTAGCCGTCGTGAGCCTCACGGCTTTCGCGTGCGCCGCCTTCCTTTGGGCGTTATTGCCATAGATCATGGAGGGGATGATGACTAAGCTGTCGGAAGTAAGAGAAGGAGATACGCTTATCGCAGATGCTGGTTTTGAATGCATCAAGGCAGGTGAGCACGTGGTTAGGAAAGGTCCGAACGGGCTGTGCATTCGATGCTTATTTGGTAATCACTACCTCGAAGGACAAGAAGACAGCCCTGGAGAAGACCTTGTAGGGCTGATATTGAAATATCGGAGGGGATGATGATTGATCGAGTGGATGGTGAGTTGGTATTTCATTGCGACGAATGCCAAGAATTCTTTGAGAGCAATGAGGGCGAGTTCAGCGTGGCATGGGGAAACGCCAAGCGTGACGGATGGACTGTTCGCAAAATAGGAAACGATTGGCACCATACATGCCAAGAGTGTGGGAGGGGATGATGAAACTTAAGAAAGGCGCGCGTATTGGGAAGATAAAACCTTCACGCCAATTAGAAAGATCAGACTGTGACCTTCGCCCAAACGATAAGAGCCTACCGCCAGTCGGCAGGCTTGACACAAGCAGAATTTGCAGCCAAGCTGACAGTCTCGTCACAGACTGTGAACAACTGGGAAACGGGGAGGGTCGAGCCGTGGCCACGTAAAAAAGCCGCACTGCTCGACCAGCTTGGTCCTCCGGCAGGCGCAGTGCCACCACCTTACCAACGCAAGAGGTATCCCAATGTGTGTGAGGAAATTACCAGTGAAGGTCCGGAGGACGCTGGCCGCCAAGAAAGCATGGCGCGTCCGCAAGCAATCGACTTCAGGCGACCACCACCCCACAACGCAAGAGGCTAGCCATGTGGATGATCGTATGGGTCCAACTGATGACAGGAATGACGGGGCACGGGGTTTGCACGATGGACAAAGCAGAGGCGGAGTATTACGCCCAAGCCGGTAATGCGCACTACGAAGGCATATACTGGCACTGGGTCGAGCCGTGTGGTGAAGACATATGAACATCCTCACACTGGACTTCGAGTCGTTTTTT